CGAAACGGCGGGGGAAGAATGGGCAAGCGCGGGATAACGGCGGCGGGGACGGCCAGGGGGGCGGGTTGACTCTCCCGGAGGCGGTGCGGCTCGTCTTCGACCATGCGCGGGCGGCTGACCGGCGCTCGAGTAACCGGCCGCTGTGCTGCGAGGACTGCGATCGGCTGGCTACCAGCCATCTCCGGACCGGGGAGCGGCGCGGGTGGTGCGACCGCCACACCTACGGGGGCGATCATTCGGACGTGGTGCCGTTCGAGGCGGCCTATCTCGAGGCGGCGGCGGTGGTGCAAGGGGTTCTTGACGGGGGGGCGAGCGATGGCACCTGAACTGCTGGCGCGGTATCTCGAGGTCGCAAAGAAGGGCGGCGCGGTGGCGCTGGATCTCGAGGGCCCCGGCTTCAAGCTGCGCGCGGCCTTTGCTGGCCCGGAGCAGGTGGCGCACCGTCCGGGCCCCCGGCAGGTTGAGGGGCGGCTCGGTGAGGTTGACGAGGGCGTTCTCTATGGCTCGGCCGGGGGTGAGGAATGAGCGCCCGGACGGCTCAGGGGCCCGACCCCCGGTGGTGGCAAGCGGACCCGGAGGATCTCGGCTCGAGGGTGCTGGCTCAGGTGCGTCGGGTTCATCAGCTCGATAGCTCCAGGCGGGCGACGCTCGAGCGGGGCGCGAGGCTGTACGGGCCGGGGCTCTCCCTCGGCCGGTGGCAAGGGGAAAGCCAGGCGCGCTACGGCTCTTTGAGCATGAACGTGGTGCGGGCCCTCGTGCAAACGGCGGCCTCGAGCCTGCTGCAAAACCCGCCCCCTCGGCCCTGGTTCTTGACCGATGGCGCCGACTGGGAAACCCAGAAACGCGCGCGGGGCATGACCCGGCTAGCGGAGGGGGCCCTTGCCCGGGTCCGCTTCGACGAACAAGCGCGGGGCGATGCGCTGATCTCGGCGGCCCTCGGCTGCGCGGTCTCCAAAATCTTCGAGCGTGACGGGGCCCCCGTGGTTGAGCGGGTCATGCCATGGCAAGTCCTCGTCGATCCGCGGGACGGCTGGGACGGCAAACCGCGCTCGCTCTATCAGATCGCCTGGGTCGATCGGGAGGTCATGGCCTCGCGCTACCGCGGGGGCCCGGCCCCGGCGGAGGGGGAGGATCCGGAGGTCTCGGAGGAGGTAGCGGCGGCGCTCGAGGTGATCGAGGCGAGCGGATCCGGCGGGCTCGATGACGACCCGGAACGCGACCGCGATACAACCACCGACCAGATCTTTGTGGGTGAGGCCTGGCACCTCCCCTCCTCGGAGGATGCGGGCGACGGGCGACACGTTATTTTCACGGATCGTGGCGTGCTGCTTGACGAAAAGTGGGAAGAAGCGGATTTCCCCTTTGCCTTCTTCCGATGGGGGGCGCCGCTGACGGGCTTCTGGGGGCCCTCGGTTGCTGATGAAATCTGGACGATCCAATATGAGATCAACCTCACCGTAGAGCGGATCCGGCAGATTCTGCATACGGTGGCGGTGCCCCGGGTCTGGGTAGAGGAAATGTCGAGGGTGAGCCCCTCGCCCCTGGGCAACGAGATCGCGGGCGTCCACTACTACCGCGGGGCAAAGCCTCTGATCGAAACCCCGCGGCAAGTCGCGGCTGACCTCTGGCAATACCTCGAGTATCTCTGGGGCAAGGCTTTCCAGCTGCTGGGGATCTCGGAGCTTGCGGCCTCGGCCATGAAGCCCGGGGGCCTCGATTCGGGGAAGGCTCTGCGGATCTATGCTGACCTCTCGAGCGGCCGGCTAAACCAGTGGTCGCGGGCCTGGCACGACTATTACCTGTCGGTCTCGCGTCAGCTGGTCTCGCTCATGCGGCGGATCGGCAAGAAGGGCAAAGCGGGCGAGGTGATGTACCTTGATCGTGAAAAGCGGCGGCTGCGGCGGGTGAAATGGTCCGATGTGGCCATGCAAGAGGGCACTTACGAGATCGAGTGCTTTGCGGTCTCCTCGCTGCCGTCTGACCCTGCGGGCCGTACCCAAATGCTCGAGGAATGGCTCAACGCTGGGGTAATCGACCTGGCGCAATATCGGCGGCTCATCAACGCGCCAGACCTCGGGGCGGAAACCGCGCTGATGAACGCCCCTCGGGAGGTCATCGAAAGCGCGATCGACGCGATCCTCTTCGGTACCGATGACGAGGCGGAGGAGGCGTTGCGGCCCGGGGATTATGACGACGTTGACGGGTGGATCAAATGGGGCACCTTGCACCAGCAAGCGGCGCGGGTGGGTGGGGTGCCTCTGGAGCGGATCGCGCTGCTGGAAAACGCGATCCTCGAAGCGCAGGCAATCCAGGAACGGCGGGCCGCTGCGGCGGCTCCTCCTCCGCCCCCTCCGGGCGCGGCGCCTCCTGGTCTGCCTCCTGGCCCTGGGGCTCTGCCTCCGGGCGCTGACGCTGGGGCCCCTGTGCCCCCTGAAATGCTGGCGGCTGCTTGATGGGAGAGGGAAACACGATGGCTCTAGGTGAAGGCGGGGACGTGGGCGGTGAGGGTGGGGCGGGGCTCGAGGGCGGCGCATCGACGGCGGCCCCGGCCTCCCCCTCGCTCTCCAAAGCGGAGGCTGCGGCCCGGGAGCTGGCGGAGTTGGAAGCTGCGTTCCGCTCGGAGGGGGAGGGGGACACCCCGGCCGGTGAGGACAAGCCCACCCCGGAGGCCCCCGAGAAGCCCGAGGGCAAGCCCGAGAAAGCGGAGGCCCCCAAGCCCCCCGAGAAACCCCCCACCCTGGGCGAAAGCTGGAAGCAGGTCAGGGCCAAAGCCAAAGCCCTCGACATGCGGGAGGCGGATATCGCAAGGCGAGAGTCCGCACTGCTGTCCAAGTCGGGGGAGTTTGAGGGGACGGCCAAAGAGCTGGCCAAGCTCAAAGAGGCGGCGGCCCTGTGGGATCGCGTCAAGGCGGGCGACGCTGACGCTCTCGAGGCGGCTGGCCTCGATTATGAGGCGCTGACGCAAGCGGTCATTGACCGCACGTCAGGCAAGGCCACCCAAACCCGTCAGGAACGCGAGCTAAAGGCCCTCCGGGAGCAGATCGCCAAAGACAAGGCGGAAGCGGACGCGGCCAAAGCGGAGGCGGAAGCGGCGGCCACCTACCGTGAGGTTTTGAATCGTTACGAGGCCACGGCGTCTAAGTTGCCGGGGCTGGCCAAGTTCTCGCCGGGGAAGCGGGAGGCGATGGGGAACGCGCTGGCGGCCGAGATGCACCAGGCGGGAGAGAAGGTGCCCCCCCCTGAGAAGCTGGCGGAGCTGGTGGCGGCTCGCCTCCGGGAGGAATACGCGGCGCTGCGGGCCTCGTTCGAGGATGGGGGGGAGGCCCCCCCGGCGGCGCCTGCGGCCCGGGCGGCGGCCCCCTCCACGCTGAGCCGTAAAGACTCGGCGGAGCGGGCCCCGGGGCGCAAGCGGGTTCCCACCCCTGACGAAGAGCTGGCGGAGATCGGCGCGCTCCTCAAGGGCTAAAAGGTTTCGTAGTAGACGGCCGGGAGAGACCGGTGGACCCGTGGGGGAAAGGCCCCATTCGCCTAGGCAGGAAGGGCGCCGTAAAGTCGGCAGAGCCTGCGGAAACCCGAAAGCGCCGCCTAGCGGCGCGCGGGGGCTTCGATGGCTGTTACTGGAACCAACTCAACGACCACGTACGCAAACGTTCTCAAGAAGCTTTATCGCCCTGAGGTGGTCGAGTCGAAAATCTACGAGAACAACCCGACCTTTGCGCGGATTCGCAAGATCAACGACTTCGAGGGGGATGGCACCTACAACGTCGCCGTGGCCGTCTCGAATGGCCAGGGCGTCGGCCCCACCGTCGCGATCGCGGTGGCCAACCGCTCGGCGGATACATACCAGCGCTTTGCCGTCCCCATGAAGGACGCTTATGCCGTGGGCTCCATCGACGGCAAGCTGATCCGCATGGCCAAGTCCTCGAAGGGCTCGCAGGCCCCGAACGCGCTCATGCGGGCGCGCGACAAAAACATCAAGACCTTCAAGCGCTACATGCAGCACTCGCTGTGGAGTAACGGCGGCGGCGCGCTGGCTCAGGTCTCCAGCATCCCCAGCGCCACCACGATCCAGCTGACCGATCCGAACAACGTGATCTGGTTCGAAGTCGGCATGATCATCCAGTTCTCGACGGCCGACGGCACGTCGGGCGCGGTGAAAGCCAACAGCTTTACCGTCTCTGCGATCGATCGTGACCAGGGGATCCTGACCTTCTCGAGCAACGTCAACGGCGGTGGCGGTGGCGATCCTGCCGTCAACGATTACATGTTCCGCAACGGCTCTTTCGGCCTGGTGTACGACGGGATCCCCGTCTACTGTCCGAAAACCGCTGCGGCTGCGGCTACCACCCTGTACGGGGTGACCCGCGCAACCGATATCGCTCGCCTCTCCGGCCTGCGCCATGAGACCAGCCAGGGCGCGACGATCATCGAGTGCCTGTTGCTGGCCCTGGCCCGGTGCGCGCGCGAGGGCATCGAACCCGACATTGCGCCCATGCATCCGGATGACGTTCAGGCCATGGTGCTGGCGTCGCAGGGGCAGGTTCAGTACACCCGCAACGGCGTCGCCGGGAAGCTGGAAGTTGGCTTCGGTGGCGAGTCGATCAAGGTCATCAGCCCTACCGGCCTCGCTGTCGAGGTCTATCCGGATCCGGGCGTGACCAAAGGCGACGGCTGGCTGCTCACCTCCTCGGCGTGGGAATACCACTACGCGGGCGGGGGCTTTCCTGAGCTGCTCCAGGATGACGGGGTGCCCATGCTCCGTGAGTCGGCCGACGATACGTACACCTGGCGCCTGTGCGGCCTGGGTAACCTCACCTGTGTCGAGCCCCAGGGCAATATGTATTACAAGATGCCCTTAGGAAAGGAAGGCTAAAAGATGTCTTCTCTTTCACATTTCCCGTCCGTGACCCGGACGCGGGGCATCAAATCCGTCGTGGGGCGCTTCAAGCCGAACGGGGCGAGCGCGATCACGAATACCCAAAAAAGCACCGTCTTCGGCCGGGGCTGGTCTGTGGCATACACGTCCACGGGCAAGTACACGATCACGATCAAGGGGACGTATGGGGATTACCTCCATGCGGATTTTACCCTGATGTCGTCAACGATCGTTGGCGGCGGCCTGTTTCGCGTCAATTCGGTCACGACCTCCGGGCAAAATACAATCGTGGTCGTCGATCACTTTGCCGAAACCGCGGGAACGATGGCCCTGGCGGATATCGCGGCGGCTGCGGGCAACTTCGTCTCGTTCGAGGTGATGTTTCTCGACAGCAAAGAGGATCGCTGATGGCCAGCGTCAAGGGCAAGCCAAGGGGGCTACTGCTCGCAATCGCGGGGGATGACGAGTCGCCCCCCTCGAGCAAGGGCGGCGGCGACGAGTCGCCCCCCTCGAGCAAGGATCGCAAGCAGTCTGGCGCCTTCGATGAAGCGGCCGGCGCGGCTTATGACGCGTTGGTGGCCGAGGATAAGGCGGCCTTCAAAGAGGCGTTCATGGCTGCTGTTTACGCTTGCTCGGAGGAGTGATCTAGATGGGTAAAGTCCTGCTCTCGGAGCTTGTTACCCGCGCCAAGCGGGCGGCCGATCAAGAATACGGCGGGCCGGTTAGCACCGCTGAGGCGACGGAGCGCATGAAAAGCGCCATGGCTCAGCTGTACGATCGGCTGGTACACGCCCGGGGGCAGGACTATTACCGCAGCACCCGCGAGCTAAACACCATCGCGGGCCAGGCAAACTATGCCCTGCCTGATGATTTCTACAAGATCCTAGGGGTTTTCGGGAACCGAAGCCCCGTGCTCTCCACCACGGGCCCCGGCTACTCGGCCGGGGTTTTCCAGTCGGGCACCGATTCCGGGGATCAGGAGGGTTGGACCCTTCTGCGGCCCTTCGATGTTGTCGAGCTGGCGGGCCTCTTCGGTCGGCCGGCGTCGGTGCCGTCTGAGACCCGCTACCGGCTGCGAGGGATGCAAGAGACCTCGGGGACGACGGAGGCGCAAACCGGCTCCGATGCCCTCGAACTGCGCCCGGTCCCGCGCTCCTCCTTTACCCTCCGCCTCGAATACCTGCCGCTGGCCTACACCATTCCGGACGGCTCCGGCGATCTGCTGGTCAACGGGATCAATGGCTTTGAGGACTGGTGCATCTTCAAGGTGGCAATCTACTGCGCGCAAAAAGAGCAGTCGGATACCAAAGACCTTCGGGATGAGTTTGCCGCGCAAGAGGAACGCATAACCGCGATGGCCCGGTCTCGTGACCTCGGCTCTCCTGAGAAGATCGTAGACTCGGCCGGCATCCTCTCCGGCTGGCCCGGGGAGCCCCTCGGCGGCGGCCGCTGGCGCGGGTGGTGGCCTTGAAGCTGCTAAGGTCTGAGGTTCCGGACGGCTCGCCCCTCTCGCGCTCGCTGCGGGAGTTGGTAGAAGCCCTCGAGCGTATTCTTTTCGACGGCCCGGCGACCCTGCCTCTTCTCGGGGCGCGATGGGTTGAGGTGGTGCAGGACGCTACCCCGCAAGCGGGGACGGGCCGCATAGTTTTCTCTCGGTCCGCTACCAGGGGGCAAGTTCTTACGCGTTTGTTGCCGCTACAGGCAGGGGTGATCAACTTGATCCCTCATCCTCTGGCGCGGAAACCTTATGGCCGCTTGGTGACCTATCAGGAAAGGCCAATAGCGCTAAGGGATTACGATCCCGCGGCCCTCTCGCCTGCGCAAGACCCGGCCAAGTGGCTAGCGGTAGAACCCTCTTTCGATGGGGCCGTGTCCCTGATGGTGTTTTTATGCTGCCTACTCGCGTTGTCGATTTGCCGCTGACGGGTGGCTATGATCAAGCAAAGGACGCGGTAGCCGTCCAGGCGGGGAGCTTTATCAAGCTCGAAAACCTGGAATATGACGCGGCCGGCGCGCTCTGGAAGCGCCACGGCTCGAGCGCGCTCCCCACCGACACCACGGACGGGCTGACCCTGCCCGCCATCCAGCGCCTGGACACGCTGGGGCCCGAGCTGCTCGCGATCGGGACGCGGGCCAACGGCGGGGGGGACACCCTGGGCGAGCCGGGGGCCTACCTGTGGAGCTACTCGAGCGAGCAGCGGCAGTGGTCGCCCCGCTCGAGCGTGTCCCCGTGCACGTTCGGCAGGCGGCCGGTGCTGCGCTCCTCGCTGACCCTGAGCGCGTCGCAGCCCTTCGTGGCCTACGCCAACGGCAAGGAGATCTGGGTGTGGCGGGGCCCGGCCGGCGGCGGCCGCGCTGCCCCCACGCTCTTCTATCGGATCCGCGACAACACCACCGGGGCCATCCTGGTGGACGACACCAGCCTGGGGGTCGACGCTGACAAGTTTGTGGCATTTGCCTGCGGCGACGTCGTCGCGGTGGTGTGGTTCGACGGGGTCACGAACTTCCGCGAGATTCGGATCGACACCACCTCGCTGTCGCTCAGCTCGGTCCTGCTGGGGCCGGCCACCGTCGGCGGCGTGGCAGTGGCCTGGGACGCCTGCAAAATCGACGACTCGACCTATGCGATCGTTTTCACGGACGGCAACACCTACCTGGTCCGGGTCGCCCTGGGCGTGGGCCAGACCCACCTGCACACGGTCGCCGGCGTCGAGATGGGCATCCCCGCCGTGTGGAGCGACGGCGCAAAGGTCGGGATCGCCTACTCGCACGCCGGCGGCGTCTCCGTCGACTGCTACAGGGCGGCCACCCTGGCCGCCGTGTTCGTAGGGACGCTGGCGATGGACACCTCGGACCCGACGCAGCCGGCGTTTTACGACCGGCTCGCCGGGTGTTTCGACGGCCTGGGCACGGCTGCCTGGGTGCTGGCCGATGCGCGGCTCGAGAACAGCCTGACCAACAAGGACGACGGGCTGTGGGGCATCGCCGTCGACGCGACCAGCGGGGCCCTGGTCAACACCCTGCGCCACTCCTACCACCTGTCGCTCTGCTCGAGGCCCTGGGCCTACGGCTCGAGCGTCTGGGTGCTGGCCGGCCCTAGCACGGTCAACGACCCGTCCAGCTCGCAGTTCGTCAGCCAGTTCGGGGTGGCCTTGCTGAACCTCACCGCCCACTCGAGCTCGTCCACCCGGCTGCCCCACCTGGTCGGGGGCCTGCCCGCCCTGGACACCTTCCACGCCTACGTGGGCATCGTGCACGCCCCGCCGCTGCCCTACGTGGTCAGCACGGGGGGCGCGGGGTTCCTGTCGGTGCTCGAGCTGTACGCCAGCTACAACGTCGTCGACGCGCCGCCCAGGGCCTTCGACGCGCTCATCATCGATTTTACCCAGCCCCAGGCGGGGCTCTGGGGGTCGGCCTCGGCGCAGGGGTCGCTCTGCCAGACCGGGGCGCTCACCGGGTGGTACGACGGCTACTCGGCCACCGAGCTGGGCTTTCTGCAGCGGCCCCGGTGGTCGCGCGCCGACAACTACGAGCTGATCGGCGGCACCGGTGGGGCCTCTGGAAGCTTCCGGTACAGCTACATCGCGGTCTACGCCTGGCGCGACGGACGCGGCAATCTGCACCTCTCCGAGCCCTCTGACCCGCTGGTGGTCGACCTGACCGACACCATCATCGCCGAGGACGGCGGGGTGTCGGTCCGGCTGTTTGTCAAAACCACCCACGCCACCCGCAAGGGCGACAACGACGACGGCTCCTCGCGCCAGTCGCTGGTCTGGATCTACCGGACCGCGGCCAACGCCCCGGAGACTTACTACCTGTGCGACTGCGTCGACCTGGAAAACAGCCTCTCTGAGTACGACGTGACCTTCGTCGACGTCGAGACCGACGAGCAGCTGATCCTGGTCGCCCGGGGAATTCTCTACACGGCCGGGGGCATCATCGAGAACAGGCCCCCCCCGCCGTCGTCCGCGGTGCTCGAGCATAAGGGTCGCCTCTGGCTGGCCTCGGCCAACGACAGCAAGGAGATTTTCTTCTCCAAGCTGCTCGTGTCCGGCGAGGGGCCGGGCTTCAGCGAGGCCTTCCGGCTGCGCATCGACGACAGCCCCGAGGGCATCACCGGCCTCGCCGCGCTGGACGACAAGGTCATCGTGTTCGCCAGCCGCCGCATCTACGCCATCACCGGCGACGGGCCCAACGACAAGGGGGGCGACGGGAGCTTCGGCGGCCCCTTCCTGGTCACCAGCTCGGCCGGGTGCATCGACGCCCGCTCGATCGTGTCCTGGTCGGGGGGGGTTTTCTTCCAGTCGGCCGAGGGCCTGGTGCTGCTCGACCGGGGCCTGGGGCTCACCCACGCCGGCGCGCCGGTGCAGGACCTGACGGCCAGCTACCCCACGATCACCGGCGGGGTCTGCGACGCAGCTCGCCAGCGGTGCCTCTGGCTCCTGTCGGGCGGGTCGCGCGGGCTGGTGCTGATTTTCGACTACGAGCGCAACGCCTGGCTGTCATGGACCTACTCGGCGCTCAGGCCCCAGAAGAGCCAGGTCATCTGGAACGGTGACCATGTGCGCTCGGCCTACACGGGGTCGCTCTACTCCTCGGCCGTCGACCCGGGGCGCGACGGGGAGGACTGGATCACCATGCGTTTGCAGCTGCCCCACCTGCGCGTCGACGCGCTGGGAGGGGCCGAGCGCGTGCGCCGCTTCATTGTCTCGGGGCAGCGGCTCCGGGGCCGCACCCTCTACGGGCGCACCTACTTCGACCAGGCCGTCGACTTCGACCAGGAGCTGACCCTGGCCGAGGACCACTTCTCGGGGAGCGGGACCAACCGATTTTTGATGCACCTGAGCCGCCAGAAGGGCTCGACGGTCAGCTTCGAGCTCGAGGACGAGGATGCCTGGGTGGCGATCGAGGCGGGCGAGCCGGCGCCGGCCGGCGTCCGGTGCCGGATCTTTGGCATCGCCGCCGAGGTGGGGGCGCTGCCTGGGGTGGCAAGGCTGAACAGCGGGGACCGGAGGTAAAGCCATGGCAATGCTTGGGATCGGGGCGGGTATGGCGGCGGCGGGCCTGATTGGGGCGTATGCCTCGGGCTCGAGGAGTAAGGGCCAGCGAGTAACGGCGCCGCAAACGAACAGCCAGGCGTACCAGTGGGGGGGCAATGCCAACGCGCTAGGGGATGAAAGCAAGCGCCTCACCGGGTACGAAAACCAGGGGCGGGCGCTGTCGCTGTCAGCTCGGGGCGATCAGGCCGCGCTGGCAGAGCAGTACAAACGCATGGCTGCGGGCAACGGGCCCAGCATGGCCGAAAAGCAAATGCAGCGTGGGCTAGCCGAGTCTACGGCGGCGCAGCAGGCGCAGGCGGCGGCGACGCGCGGGGGCGGGGGTAACGCGCTGCTGGCTCAGCGCAACGCACAGCGCACGGCGGCCGACATGAGCCTCGCGGTGAACCGGGACGCGGGCATGGCTCGGACCCAAGAGCAGCTTGGGGCCATGCAAGCTCAAGCCTCGCTTTACGGGCAAATGCGCGGCGCCGATCAACAGGCCTACCAGGCCGATATGGGGGCCCGGTACGGTCTCCAGGGCCAGCAGCTACAGGCCAACATGGCACAGGATCAAGCCCGGATGTCGGCGGAGCAATGGGCGGCCGGCCAGAACGCTGCGATATCTGCGGCTGATAAGCAGCGTCAGGCGGCCCTGTGGGGCGGGCTGACCGGGGCGGGCGGCTCCACGCTGGCCAGCTGGGTTGCGGGCGCTTGAGGGGGCAAATTATGGGCTTTCGTGGCTATACGAGGGGCGATGACGGGGCCTATCATTTTGAGCTAGACGATGGGTCGACCCTGCGGACCGCGCCCACCCCGGGCGCTGCGCTCGAGGCCGCGAGGATTGACCGGGGCCGGATGCTGCTCGCTGACGCGGGGCGCTCTGACGCTGGCGACGGTGGTTACTCGGGGCCTGTTGCGGAAGAACCTGCGCGGTCTCCAAATCGCGGCGAGCCTGCGAGGTCTGACGCTGGCGACGGTGGTTACTCGGGGCCTGTTGCGGAAGAACCTGCGCGGACTCCAAAT